GCCTTAGCCACTACACCTATTGTATCCCGGTGTAATCCCTAGGGTTTACATGTTTACGCCTTTGATTGTCTCTGTTCATCCAGAGCCTCTTGAAAGCACTCTAGTATTATCTCGCTTAAGTATCTATTAGCGGCCTTTCGGTCACTATAGTAACTTCGGCTTGATACTACTGGTAAGTATTCAACCGGAGCAACAGTGTCTGGCTCTAAGTCATCCAACACTGTGAACATTAGAAATTGTAGTTCACGCGAGGTCTGAGTTAAAGCAAGCACAATAGGGTGGGAACCTGATAGGTCCCCAATACTCCTATCTGCCAAGGTCTTCTCATCACAAGACACGCCAATGGTAGTGAACCCTCGAATTAGATTCGGGAATTCAATTTCCATATCTAGAGGTTTTATCTCCATTGCTTTCTTTATGATATTATCGGCCCGTTTAGAGATAATCTTTTGGATTATATCTGCACGGTTGATAGTCAAGTCAGAGTTACCGCACTTAAGTGTGGGCTCCGAAGACAATCTTAACCATAATATATATTGAAGGCGTTGAAGGTCCTCTGACTTCAGGATCCGAGACAAACCGTGATGACTTGTATCTGGAGAAATGAGATCTCTCTTACCTAATAACTCAACTAAGTCTAATATACTGTGTATATCATTCTTAGATAAGATATTATGTTTGATTGAACTCATCTCTTTCCCCCTTAGAGAGAGCCTTTTGGCAAACTCTATTTGGGAATTCACTGAGTCACCAATGACTGACTTAGAAAGGTTGATTTTTAAACCAATCTTCTTAAGTAACCATTGGTAGCGCCGTGCCACTTTTGTGTTAAATATCACAATGTCATCGCCTAGTAAGCGGTACTGTTTGAAAAATCTAAGAGGTTTACCTCTATGAAAATTCTCCCAGTTCGCCGCAAATTGGACGATGTCATGGTGCCATAGAGCAAAACTTGGGAATGAAGATAGTAAGCCTAACGGCTGACCTACCTTCCATCTCACGTATTGCCC